CTGGCTTCAAGAAAAAGAGCCAAAGCCAATCGCGGAGCGCTGGCTTCAAGAAAAAGAGCCAAGGCCATGAGGCGCTATTCGATCTGGGGCCGTGAGTATGGATCAGATCACGATGTGGAGCTTGCCCAAGTCGATGGCAATCCGCAGCCGGTGTTGGATGGGCTGGCCGCCAAAACCCTGATCATCCGGCACAGCATTCTCGATAGCTCCAAGCGGCAAAGCAAAATCAGGAAATATAGCTGGCTGCGGATTGTGGATAATGGCGATCAACTATGATTTTTCCTGATGCAAAAGTCGAAGGCGAATTCAGGCCGGTGACCATTGGTCAAGTGATTGCTTCGCGAGTGTGGCCGGACATTGTAAAAGCGCGCCGTCTTGAACTTGAAAGAGCGCTTGCTGTAGCAAAAGCACAAAGGGCGTGCGCTGACAGAAGAGTTGCAGTTGCCACGTCAAAGTTTACCAAAAGCATCGATAAACTCACCGAAAGCCCCATTGAAACGCAAATGGGCGTCGCGCTTTATGAAATTTTTGCGAACGAAATTTTTGCGAACGAATGTGAAATCATTCCGGGATGGAAATGGGAACGATACCGCGCCGATTGGATAGTCAGAAAACCAAACGGAAAAATCGCAGTCGTCGAATGTGATGGGGCTCCATATCATAGTTCTAAAGATCAGATTGCAAAGGATCGCCGACGCGACAGAAAAATGTTGCGGGCTGGTCTAGCTGTATTTCGGTTCACTGGCTCGGACATCTTTTTATATGCAGACATTTGCGCATTGAAGGTCAAAGTCGCTTTCTGGGAGGCGTAGCGCCGCCATGGCAGAATTTCCGATCCTGCCACTCAGGCCGCAAGTTTTGCTTGCTGACACATGGCATATGTCGGCGGAAGAATTTGGAGTTTATTGTCGTTTGTTGTTCACGATGTGGTTGCAGGGCGGACGATTGATTGATGACGATAGGGAACTGGCGCGGATCAGCGGCGTGACATTACCGCGCTGGCGCAAAATCAAAGCAAAGGTCATGCGGCCGATGACAATTGCAGGCGGTTCGATCTCACAAAAGCGCCTAACCGATACGCGCATAAACGTGCAAAATTTGAGAGAGAAACGTGCGCTTGCTGCGAATAAAAGATGGGCACGGATCAACGGCCTAAAGCATTGAAAATCCTAAACAGATACGATGCATATGCATTGCTGTTGCATACCGTTTGCATCGATTTTGCATAGGCTTGTGCAATGCTACTAAAATAAGAAAGATATAACTTCTACCTTCTCTGTTGCTGCGCGTAGCAAGAGGCTTGCCAATGTGGAGAACTCGGCAGTAGCGTTGCCGCATCCTCAAGCGGAAGTCGCTGATGCAACTCCCCGTCGATGACGCCGGACCCACAGCGGAACGTCTCAAAAAAGCCGAACAGTTTTTCACGGTCGCTGGCCGCTCGCGCTCGACGCGCCGAATTACCATGCTCGATGACGCGCTAGGGAAGGCGTGGATGCGTCAAATCATATCAGTGATGGAATACTCGGCGCTTAGGCGCTACGCGCTCCACTGGGTCGCTGGCGGCTTACAGGCCCCCTTGGGCAGCGTTGATCTCAACCGAATTTATGCGTTCGATCCCGCGCAAATGTCCGGGCTGGCGCGAAGCGAAGCGCAATTAGATCATAAGCGATTGTACTACCGGGCGAAAACCGAAATAGGGTTCCGCCCGTCATTCGTCGCCGATCAAGTAGCGTGCTTTGGGCGGGGCTTAACCGAAACCGGGGAGGCGCTCGGCTTCAGATCGCCCTACCGGGGGCGGTCGCGGGCGGCGGAAATCCTCTCGGATGCCGGCCACCGGCTCGGAATATTTTGGGAAAGCTTGCGCGCGGGGGCGTGAGCACGATTGACAGAGGGGCGATTTTGCACAAGGTTTCGCTATCTTCCCGCCGCTCGCCGGAAGCCCTGTGGATCAAGTTCCCCTTGCGCCATGGCCAGCGCCACGCGAGCGGGCCGGAAAGATGAAAGAGGCCCCGTAGTTTGCACTGCGGGGCCTTTGACATTTTCAATCCTCGAAACGTCGCTTCCATGCCTCGATCTCGCGGTCTAGCTCGCGCTGACGGCACCATTCGACAACCCACAATGCGACAAAAGCGCTGATGACGATGGCGACGATCATGGCTTCAAATCCCATTTCGATTTGATGGCGCGGTCCTCATTTGTGAACGCACAAATAATATCGACGTTTCCCTCGAATTGACATTCTATGCAAACAAAAATTGTCATGGCTTCAAATCCTCCGGGCTGGTTTCGGTCGCGATCATCAGGTTGACGAGCATGGCGATATAGCGCGGCACCGGGAAGCGGCCACCGATCCATGCGCGCACGGTGCGATCATGAACGCCGATCAAGCGCGAGAAGGCGCCTTGGCTTTGATCGTTGCCGTAAATCTTTTCGATGTTGGCTTTCAGTTTGTCACCGGACATGCCGTCCGGCTTGGCTTTCTTGGTGGTGCGCTTAGCTGGTTTGGTCAAGTTGCTTTCCTTTGGTTAGTCGCTGGCAAAGTCGGATCACTTGCGCGGACTGCCAGCTTTTGCCTTCCGCTGTTTTGATGCCGCGCCCATTGAGGATGGCGGCAATCGCCCGCGATGACAGATTGATGATCGGCATGACGTGATCGCGCAACGTTTCGGCAAACGCTTGCGCGGCATTCTCGTTGGCTTTGGCTTGCGCGGGATTGCCAAGCTTGACGCCGCGCGCCTTGGCGGCCTGCAATGCCTTGGTGGTGCGCTCGGCGATGTCGCGCCGCTCTTTTTCGGCAAACGCCGCGTAAATGTGCAGCATGAATGGATCAGCGTTCATGCCGATATTGGCGACGATGAACGGTACGCGCTGGGTCATCAGGCCCGCGATGAACGCGACGTTGCGCGACAATCGATCCAGCTTGGCGACCAGAACGGGACACTTGAGTTTCCGCGCCATCTCCAGCGCGGCCTTTAGCTGTGGCCGCTTGTCCAAGGCATCGAAGCCCTTGCCGGTTTCGACTTCGATGAAATCGACGATGATCTCGAAGCCCTCAACATGGGCAAAGCGCTGATTGTCGGCGGCTTGCGCCTCCAAGCCCAAGCCGGAACGGCCCTGACGCTCTTTCGAAACCCGTCGATAGGCGATGATGGGTTTCATTTCGCTTTTTTCTGAAGGTCGATGAGGAAGCGATACAATTTCAGAATTTCGCTGCGGACATCGCTGGAATGGTCCTTTGAATGGCGGCGTGACAGCCGCGCCACATCATCGATGGTGCGCAGCAAGCGTTCCTGTTCCTGTTCTTTCCATGGTTTCATTTGACTTCCCCTTGCGTTGTGTGGATTTGGATTAGGACATAAAGCCCTAGCGTGTCAAGCCCTAGCCGAAAAGAAAAAGCCCGGCATTTCTGCCGGGCTTCCGCAAAGCGCTGGTAATCAGGATCAACCACCCAGAATTTTCATGAACGCCGCGCCAGCCGCAAAGATTGCCGCGCCAGCGGTTAACCCGCTGGCCAGCATGGCCCAAGGCGCAAAGCGGATTTCCTGCCGCTTGCGGTCATGGTCGGCGAGCATTTGATCGATATGCGCCAGCTTCTCACGGATATCGAGGCTTTCTGATGTGTCTGTCATGGCCATAGTCTAACACCTTTCCGAAAAATTGCGAACTAGTTGGTTTTGGGTGGTTGCCAAGGGTCGCGGGTTTCGTGAAAGCCGGGCAGACCGGGGATGCGGTGCAGGAAAAACACCCGGACCTTGATCTCGACAAGCGGGGTTTGTGCGTCAGCCGAGTGGCCGTGGTTGTCGGCGCCGACGATCAAGCCTTTGCCAGCAATCGGTTCGTGCAGGCCGTTCATGATGAACCAACGGTCGGCGGCCTTGAACTTGCCTTCCTCGTCAAAGAACAGCGCGTCGCGACCATGGAAGGTGGGACGCGCGGCGACTTCGAACAAGCGGACCGGCATGCTCTCATGCGACAGCGCGGCGTAATAGCTATCGAGATTATCGCGTTCCAATTCCACCGGTTCGACCTTGCAGGCGAACGGATCGATGAGGATGGCCTTGATCAGTTTCGGTTTCATGTTTTCCCCTTGCGTTAAAGCAGTGTGCGGATAGCGACGGCACCGTACAGCACGGTGCCGATGAACAGGGTCAGCACCACGGCGGCTAACCAGTCGGCAGCTTGATCTTGCATTTCAGTTTCCCCTTGCGCGGCGCGAGAGTGCGCCGTCCTTCACATAGGGGCTTTACGCCCTATGGTGTCAAGCCCGGTATAACAAATCTTTTCGATTGACACGCTGGCAGCCTCACGGAGAGGCGCAATTTTTTCACTGGGTTAGGGTCGGAATTGTAAAAATAACGCACCAGCGGGCTTCCCAATAGACGCTAGTTTTATGCTGCGATGGATCTGATTTGGAAAATGATATTCCAAATCATTACGAATGTCCAAGGCCGTAAAGCCCTCGGGCGTCAAGCCCTATGGTGCGGAATTCCGCAGTGAACAGGCAAAGAAATCGCTTGACGCGCTGGCGAGCCCGCTGATGCGCGTATTTTCCCGCCATAGCTGACATCAACTTTGCAAAAATAACGCATGGGCGGGCTTCCTATTGAGCCGGTAGTTTTGCGGGGAATGGGCAAAGAAAAAGCCCGGCATTTTCTGCCGGGCTGCTTGAAAATTTTCAGGTGATGAAAGGGCTGGTCGTTTACATGCAGGTGCAGACCGTTACATAACCGCCCGCGCCGTTCGGCACTTGCCGACAGTAGGGCATGCATCCGGCATCAGCCGGGATAACGGTGGAAAGCAGCGACAGCGCAGCGAGCGCGAACAACAGTTTTTTCAAGATCGTTCCCCTTGACTTGGTTTTGAAACGCCATGATTGGCGTGATCTGGTTAGCCAATTCGCAATTATTACGCAAAAGAAAAAGGCCCCGTAAAACACCGGGGCCTTTGGTTAGAGCGTGCCGCGCCAGTATCGAAACAGCGCCATCAGACAGGCGCCGAGAACGATACCGCCGAGTACGAGGGCGAATGGTTCCAGCATCAGGCGCCGATGCGGCGATAGCGGCGGATGTGGCTCGCGCCGTCGATGTGCTTGTCGATGATGATCGGCAACGCGCCATGCTTGGCGATGTAGCGGGCAAAGAACTTGTTGGCGTCGCAATCCTCTTCAAGGAACAGCGTACCGCCGTCCCGGATGTAGGAATATTTCGAGAAGTCGGCAGCGGTGAGGCCAAGCGCCAGCGCATCGGCGCGTTCAACCTGTAACCAGCCGTGCGAATTGTCGGAATGGAATGTGAAGGTCTGTGCCGGCTTGGCGGTTTTGATCTGACTGACCGCAATGCAAAGTTCGGTTTGCAGATTGGCCATGATGGTGGCGTTCATTGTGATTTCCCCTTGCTGGCAACGCGGTATTGCGTTGTCGAAATCAACATAGGGCTTTATGTCCGAGGGCGTCAAGCCCTACAGCAAACATTTCTGAAATAAATTTTGGGCAAAGAAAAACCCGCCAACGTGGCGGGTCCTTTGGTTAGCTCGCTTTTCGTCATGCGGCTATCGGGAGCGGTTCGGCTAGCGCGCGCTGGCGCAAGAAGTCAGCGGCCTTTTGTGCGGCGCTGGCGGCGGTAAAGAACGCCTTGGCGTCATCCTTGAGAAGCGCAATCCAGTTGCCGACATATTCGGCATGCTGCAAGGCGCCGTCGATGTTGAACTCGGCGCACAGGAAAGCGGATGTGAGTTCGGCCACCAATTCTTCAGCGGCATAGGCGCGATCTCCGAAGCGCTTGCCGAACGCGCGATCAAGCCGCTTGGCGCTTCCGGTCCAATGGCCCAATTCATGAAACGCGGTCGAGTAGTACAGCGCGGCCGATTTGAAAGAGACGAATTCCGGCATGGCCACGAAGTCAGCCGATGCGCGGTAGAAAGCGCGGTCGCCACCGTTTTCGCGATAGTCGCAACCGGTGGCGGCAATGAATTCGTCAATGGTCGCGTCGCGTTCGTCGGGATTGTTGAGCTTGATCTCGGGTGTTTCGAACACGCGCGCGGGCAGGCCCTCGCATTGATCCACATTGAACACGGTGAAAAACTTCATGGTGGAAAACGCGCGGCCTTCTGCGTCCGGCTCTTTCGGCTTGGCAACGAGTTGCAGCACCTTGCAAATCTGGAAACCATGCTCGCCCTTGCGCACGTGTCCGCCAAGGTCCATCGCCTGCTTGTAGGTCAGATAATGCGGCGTGGTGAAACGGCCGATGTTGCCCCACAACAGAATTGCGTTGACGCCCTGATAGGCGTTGCCGCTGATGACATTGAGCGGCACGTTCCGACCGGGCGTTGCCGACCATGGCTTGATCCAAGGCGCGACGCCAGCCTCCAGCGATTGCAGAATGCGAGCGGTGACTTGCTCGTGAAGATTGGTAGCCATTTGCGTTCCCCTTGTGTTGCGATACAAGGGTTATAGGGCTTTATATCCTATGGCGTCAAGCCCTATACCAAAATTATTTTGAGAAATAGCCAAAGAAAAACCCGCCTAACGGCGGGTTTGCATTGGGCGCTTGTTGATGGTGCGTAGTTTGGTGAAAATCGCATCCAGCGGCTTGCGCTTGCGATGCGACAGGATGCGCCGCAGGCGTTTGCGTTTCATGGGTTGATGACTGGAACGCTGGCGAGGATTTGCAGCAAGGTAGCGGCGCCCTTGGCGTCAACGGCGTCATGGATCAAGGTCCAAGCCGCTTCGCGATCATTTAGGCTTGTATACGTACCGCGTGAAACCGCATGCATCAGTTTTGGGCGGTTAAGACGGCCGAACACATAACCGCTTGCATAATGGACAAGGCTTTCCGGCTTGCCGTCGTGACCATGCTGCAAAACGAATTTCACTTTCTGCCCGCCGATCTCGAAAAACGCAACGGTGCCAGTTGCCTCTTTAAAATGGACCTTGCGCGCGTGCTTGGGTTTGGTCGGAATTTGGATGGTGACTTGAGCCATTGATTTTCCCCTTGCGAGGGCTTGCGGATTGCAGGCCCTTCTAATGCCTCAAGGCTGGTAGCGGTTTCCCGCGCCAGCCGTGAAAGCGATGTGATTGGCGTTAGACTTTGCTACGCCCATTGTGCGTGTCCCACATGATTTGGTCGCCGCGCATGACTGCGAAAATTTCCTTTTCGCGCATGGCCCAATGATGGGCCTCGCCGATGGCGCTTTCGAATTTTTCGAATTCGCCGATGATGCAGCCGGTGTGGAAGTTCATGACTTGATACATCTGGTTTTCCCCTTGCGTGTGCTTCTACTGGCTTAAGCCCGGTATCCTTGCGGAGCCGGGCTTAGAACCGATGTCGGTTAGGTCAGATGCGCGCGAGGTAGCTTGCGGCCATCTGGTACACGGTGGCGTCATTGGCATTCCATGCGCCGGCCTTGAGGTTTTTCAATTCCTTTTTGGTGCGGCTGGTCCAGAACGCGCGGTCGCGACGGGCGAAGGCCGGATCGATGGTCGCCTTGATGGTGTAGAAAGTTTCGATTTGTTCGGCGGTTAGAATGGTGTGCCACGGACACATGATGATTTTCCCCTTGCTAGGCGATGTTGCCTGATGTCATAGATAGGGTCTCACGCCATAGGCTGTCAAGCCCTAACAGAAAGAAAAGTGTGCTGATCATGAAAAAACTTTGTGCCAAAGTTCCCAGGTTCAAGAGCCAAGCGCAGCGCGCGGCGCATTACCGGGATTTGAGCAAGCGGACGGATGCCACGGCGCGGCGTGGCCGGCAGGCGTTAGCGCGGGATCGGGAGCGGATGGAACGCGGACCGATGGGCTCGCATTCCCTTTGCCAAGCCCGCTTAAGCGTCAACGAGGCAAAGCCGTAGCCATGGCCCCCTTCAAGCGCACCACGATCCCCGCGCACTACCAGAACGGCCAGACGTTCGGCAGGCCCAGCGAGTTCCGACAGGAATACTGTCAATTGGTTATCGACAAGATGGCAGAAGGCATCAGTCTAACGGCGTTTGCCGGGTTCATTCGGGTCAGCGCGGACACGATTTATCAGTGGATCAAGTCGCATCCAGACTTTTCCGATGCGGTCTCACGCGGCAACCCATCGCGCGTGCTTTGGTGGGAATTGAAGCTGATGCGCAGCCGAAAAGGCGCGGAAACCAGCGCGGCTATGTTCGCTTTAAAGAACGCAGCGCCGAATGAATGGCGCGATGTCAAGCATCAGGAGCACAACCACCACCTGACCGTCGAAACCCTGTCAGATGCGCAGTTGTATGCGATTGCGGGGCAGGCTGGCGCTGTGATCGATGGGGATTTCAGTCGAGTAGAGCCTGAGGCTGACACAGACTAACGAACGTCAGCGTGTTGCAGGCTAACGTGCTACCAGGTAGCGGTTGCACTGCACATGTAATGATATCAATGACTTAGCTCTATCTATGGTGCGTGACAGCGATCACACGGTACGGGGGTAGGGAGCGCGGGCCGGGGGCCGGGGCAGGGAAAATATCCGGCGTAAGCATGCTTATTTCAACACCACCCCCCACATCACCGCCCAATTTTTAAAACCGCCGTGGCCTTCTGTTCCACATCACCGCCAACTTTTAAAATCCGCCATCCCGTCGTTCGGTCCCATCAACGCTTTTTTGCCTTGGCGTCGAAGGCTTCGAGCTTGGCTTTCGCCTGTTGAAATTCCGCCTCGATCCGGTTCCGATCTTCAAGGCGTTTGGTTTCGAGGGCGATGGCATCGCGGTATTTCGGCGACAGGCTGGCGGTGGAGCCGAACCAAAGCCACTCAATCGACATGCCGGGAAATTTGTCGTGGATCAGCCACGCCAGTTCGCGCGGGATCGGGTAGCCGGTTTCATAGCGCGACCATCGGCCATGCTCTAGGCCAAATCGCTTGGAGAACTCGGTTTGATTGTCGCCGGTGATGGCGCGGAGGATTTGCAGCCGCCTAATAAAGGCGTCGCGGTCGGCATCGGTTTTCCAGCTTCGCGGCCAATCGCCGACAAGGTTCTTCCAGTATTTGGGCTTCTTGACCATCCTGTTCCCCTTGCAAGGCCGTCAACCTGCCACAAGTGGAACCGCGTTGCAATTTAGGCGATTACAACCTAGTTGGAGGGCCGCCCATGAGCACGACATTCACGCTTGTCATCGACGTTCCGAATTTTATCGACCGCCCCGGCATTCCGATAGCGCAGATCATGCGCGAGGTGGTGCCGCTGGTGGAAGCGGCGATCCCGCTGCTCTCGGGCCAGCATCTCGACCGCTTCTCGCAACAGCCCAAGGCAAGTTGGAACGTGGCGTGGGATGCCGACTGATCACTTGCGCCGCGACTGAAACCGTTCACGCCACGCGCCCGGCGCCAGCGCCGCGTTGGGGCTCGGCGTCCGGCACACCGCACAGACCAGTTCGACATCGGGATGCTGCGCCATGATACTTTGCCCGGACGGGTAAATCCCGACGACATGGCCGCACAGCCGGCAGTGCCCTGTGATCTGGTCCGGGTGAACGTAGATCATGTCCGCCAATCGCATGCAGATCAGTTCGATCATCGGTCGGGAAACTCCAAATCGAGTTTGATCTGCTCGGGTGAGGGCGCATTCACCATCACTTCCTGCGGGCCAGACGCTTGAGGCGTGAAGCGGTTGGCGTGCAGGCATATCGCACGGGCTTCGTCGAAGCTGAAATACCCCGCCCGGTCCGTCCGCGTGGTGTAACCGTGGCGGTTGGCTTTCCACCAGCCTTGATGTTCGTTCGACCAGACCAGATAGGCTGTCATCGTGAAGCGTCCTTGCCGTTCTTCCCTTGTGCCGTGCACCGCCTTGTAGGCCGCCCGCGCCAACGCGGCTTCCACCTTGGCGATGTCGATCATTATAGCTTGAACGGGGGCAGCCGCTGCCCGTTGTACCAGATGCGATACGGCGCGGCGTCCGCTTCCTCGATCAGATAAAGCCGGTAGGTCTTGCGTTTGAGGCGATGCATCGCCTTGAGGCGGTGCTGGCCGTCGATCAACCACGTCTTGCCGTCCTCGATGATGCCTAGCAGCGGTAGTTGCAGAATGTCCGGCCGCCGCATGAAGAACCTGACCTTGGCCGGTTCTGTCTCGCATTTCTTGTTGTGGGCATAGCAGGCTTCCACATCATCGGTGTAGAGCCGGTGCTTCCCGGCCGCACAGTCGCGCAGCGCCCGGCAAACGTTCCAGCTTCCCCAGTCGTTATTAAATATTACCAGATCGGTGGCCGGGTCGAAATTCGACAGGATCAGCGGTCGTATGGCCTTCTCTTGGATCATTGCAGCACCTTCGGAAACAAATCCTCGCGCCATTCGCCATGGCTCGGGATGCGCTCGGCAAACGCCCATTGGCCGCGCCAGAACGTGACGTTGAAGCGCGCGCCGCAGCCGACGCATTCGAGGTTCTGGCAGATGCCGCCACACGGACCGGGCCGGAACAGGAAGCCGCCGCAGTCGATGCATCGGCGGTTCTCAACGGCCGGGGATTGTTCGAACTGCATCATATTCCCTTGGGTTGGGTTCCCATAGCTTATCCAAAAAATTACGAAATGTCTAACATCCCCTGATGGATTTACCGCTTTGTAAAATCTGTGGCGAGCGCCACCGCTTGGGCTTCTGCCCCAAGTTCGGTGATCCGGCCAGCGAACGGCGGCGCTGGTTGCGGGCCATGACGGGACCGGCGCGCGCGGAGCCGGTGGCAACGGTCACGCCCAAACCTCCAATCCAACAGCCCGTGACCCCCGTCAAGGAGGACCCCGATGAAGCCGAAACTGCCCGTCCCTCGGAAGTTGAGCAACATCATCAAGCGCAAGCGCCTGAAGAAGAAACGCCGCCGCAAGCCAAGCTGAAATTCGACAAGAAGGCTTACCAGCGCGATCTGATGCGCAAGCGCCGCGCCAAGGAAAAAGACAAGGCCAAAGAAGCCGCGTCTTGGCGAACGCTATGAGAAAATCCCAGATGGTGCAGTTGAGCCACCATCTGCGCCGCGCCATCCGCGAGATGGGCCACCTTGCCGACGTGCTGGACGCGCATCTCAGCGAGAAAAAACCGCCGCCGAAGCGCCCGCAAAAGACCCTCTATATGCGCTCGTATCGCATCCGGAAGCGCGAAGAGGCGATAAAAGATTAGGCGTACTCTTTACGAAGGGGCGAAATCGGTCTAGCTTCCCCTATACGGGGAACTTGACGCCATGAATTCAAACGCCACCGCCGCACTGCGTAACAAGATCATCTCGATTGAAAATCGTATGGTCGCGCTGGAAGCCTTCGTCATGGCGGCGCTCGGCGGCGAAATCCGCACCACCGGTCAACTCGACAGCATCGAGGCGGTGAAGAATTTCCTCAAGAAGGTTGAAATTGCCGATCTGCCGCAACCCACCGTGGATTTCCTGATGGAGCGGCTGACGGTGGACTGGCGCCATCTCGCCAAGATCAACGGCTGGGCGATCACGCTGCGCTTGCTGCGGGAAGGCTATACGGTGCCGGAAGCGCGGAGGCATCTGAAATGATCACCCGCGAACATCTGATCAACATCCTGCGCCGCGAACTCCTCAATCAGGACAGGGACGATCTGACGGTGGCCGCCACCGACACGCCGGATACTTTTCTGGTCACCGGCCCGCTCGATCTGCACCGGCTGGCGGAAGCCATCCTGTACGCGACACGGTGGGACCAAAAATGAGCGCGCCGCTGAAACTGGTTCGGGTGGTCGCGCCGCACTTCGTGGCGGGCTTTGAGAGCGACGGGATGGTGCGAAATTGCGCGCCGATCCTGCGTCGCGCCTTGCTGGGCAAGAGCGACGACGAAGCGCGGCGGATCATCGCGGCAAAGGGCTGGCGGGCCTCGCTCGTCAAGGAGGTGGCGCATGAACCGCCCGGCCGCGATTAGAACCAGCGTCACCACCGACGCGGTGCGCAGCGCCACGCACGATGCGCAGCATTATCTCAAACTGATCGACAATCTGACCAAATTCCGCTCGCCGATGGAGCAGCAATTCATCGACCGGCTGTTTACCAAGCTGGCGCGCGGCGATCTGGCTTCCTTGGAGCATAGCTTACGCAATCGCACCGCCAGCGGCTTACGGCGGCGCCGGGTGCTGACGGTGGAGCGGCTGCAATGATCACCGTCGATTGGCTTGATGCCGGCGTTGAAGCGCAATGCGCACCCAATCCGGCCTATCCCAACGGCGTCGAGATTGATCTGCGCCGCGCCCGCAACCAGCGCCGCGCCTGTAGTGTCGATCTGCCCTATCCGGCCAAGCGGATCGGGGCCTATCTCGTAGAATGTAAAACGTGCGGCACCAACGCCCTGATCACCACCGCCGGGCGGGCGGATGATCCGCGCAAGGTCACGCTGCCGTGCAAGCCGATTTCGGGAAACTCTTGAAGCGATGAAATCCGATGCGCGTGATCATCTGCGGTGGAAGAACCTTCGATGACTATGAAATGCTCGAAAGAGAACTGGATGCGCTACACGCGCAACATCGCTTCTCACTCGTCATCCACGGCGGTGCCCGTGGCGCCGATAGCTTCGCCGAACACTGGGCGCAATCCCGCCATCTCGATGTCGAAAAAATTCCGGCACAGTGGAAACGGTACGGCAACCGCTCGGCAGGTCCAATCCGCAATTCGGAAATGCTTCGCAAAGACCCGGCGCTGGTGATCGCCTTCAAGGGCGGCCCCGGCACCGCCAACATGGTGCGGCAGGCCCGCGCGGCTGGCGTTAAGGTGATTGATCTGGCGGAGCCGGTATGAGCGATGAAACCATTGCCCAATTGGCCGATAAACTACTCGACACCATCGATGCGTTTTCGAGGCGCACGCGACTGACCACGGGCGAGGTGATGACAGCGCTGTTCGCGCTGATGGTGCAATCGGCCAAGGCCAGCCCGAACTATGATCCAGATCAACTGGTACGCGATGTCACTGACAAGATCAGGGACGCTGTGAAATGACCTTCAAGCGCTTTGAGCGCACCGTCCGCCAAGTCTATCCCACCGCCAAGGTGCTCTACCTCAATGGCGACGGCGAACCCGACATCAACAACCGCACCGGGCTTGGCCTCGAACTCAACGATGGCAAGCGCATCGCCTATCAATTCGACGACACGCCCTCGAACCGACATGCGGCCGAAATCAAATTGTGGAATTGGTTGGGGCAGAACTACAGGGAAGAATAAATCTTGAGATGATCTCGGCCGAAGAAGCGGCCGGTGAAATCCTACGCCGGAAGCAGCTCCGTTCCTCGCTCTCGGGATGGTGCAAAGCCAACGATTACACGCCCGCCCGTCACCACCGGCTGTTGATCCAGAAACTCGAAGCGCTGTGTCATGGCGACATCTTGAGGCTGGCGGTGTTCATGCCGCCCGGCTCGGCCAAATCGACCTATGCCAGCGTGTTGTTTCCGCCGTGGTGCATGGGCCAGCATCCCAAGGCGCAATTCCTTGCCGCCTCGCACACCACCGAATTGGCGGAACGCTGGGGACGGCGCGTTCGCAACATCATCGCCGAAAAAGGCCACAAGCTGCAAATCTCGCTGCATCCCGACATTCAGGCGGCGGGAAGGTGGCAACTCAACGAGGGCGGCGAGTATCTGGCGGCCGGGGCCGGCGTCGGCATCGCCGGCTTTCGTGCCTTGTTCGGCGTGATCGATGATCCCTTACGGTCAAGGCAGGATGCCGAGAGCCTGTTGATCCGGGATCGGCTGTGGGACTGGTATCTGAATGATTTCCGGCCCCGGCTCATTCCGCATGCACGGCAACTCCTGATCCAGACCCGCTGGCATGAAGACGATCTGGCCGGCAGGGCTCTCAACCACATGCCGTGGGAAGTGATCTCGCTGCCGGCGGAAGCCAAGACCGAGGATCAACTCGGACGGCAACCCGGCGAATGGTTGTGGGATGACGATGATTACGGCTATGGCGCGCAACTCCAAGAGTTGAAGGAGACCACGCCGCCGCGCGTCTGGAGCGCCTTGTACCAGCAAGCCCCGGCCCCGGAGGAAGGCGATTTCTTCAAGGAGGAATGGCTGCATCCGCTCGATATCATGCCCGCGCACAATATGATGCGGACCTATGGGGCTAGCGATTACGCGGTGACGGCGGACGGCGGCGACTACACCGTGCATGTGGTGTTCGGCGTCGATTACCTGAATAATTTGTACTTGCTCGATCTGTGGCGCGGGCAAAAAGCGTCCGACGTCTGGATTGAGGTGTTCTGCGATCTGGTGGCGAAATACCGACCCTTGGCATGGGCCGAAGAGGGCGGCCAGATCAAAAGCGGCATCGGTCCGTTCCTGATCAAGCGCATGGCCGAGCGCCACGTCTATGTCAACCGCGAGCAATTCCCGACGCGCGGCGACAAGGCGGTGCGAGCTAGATCGATGCAAGGCCGCATGGCCTTGGACGGGCTGTACTATCCGAAGAATGCCTTGTGGGCCGCCGACTGGCTGGCCGAAGTGCTGAATTTCCCGGCCTCGAAATACGATGATCAGTGCGACGCGATGGGCTTGGCCGGTCAGTTGCTGGACAAGATGGTCAAGGGACGGGCCGGACGGCCGCAGAGTTTCAAATTGCCCGATGACGGCTACCGCCGCCGCGAGCCTAAAACGGTGGACGCGATGACATTATGATCACGTTGGAAGCCGAACGCACCGACATCGGCAACAATACCTATGATGCCGACAACGCGCCGAAGCTGACCCTACGTCGCCGTGAATTCGAGGATTACGCTAGCGTCAAATCGCGCGAAATCGATGAACAGCGGTCAAGCTGGCGCTACTACCACATCGACCAGTGGACATCAGCGCAACTCAAAGTGCTCTCGAAACGGCATCAGCCGCCGATCACCTTTGATCGCACGGGCAGAAAGATCGACAGTCTGTCAGGCACCATCCGCCGCCTGCGCACCGATCCGAAAGCCTACCCCAACACGCCGAAGGGCGAGCAAGGCGCTGAAGTCGCCACCCAAGTGATCCGCACCATCAATGACGCCTCGTTCGCCGAAGATTTGGAAGTCGAGTGCTGCCGTGACGGATTGATCCACGGCATTGGCGTCGATGAACTGGTGCTGACCACCGGCGACAAGGGCGATCCGGATTTGCGCTTCGCCTATGTCGATCCGAAAACCTTTTTCTATGATCCGCGCAGTCTGCGCAGCAATTTCGCCGATTGGCGCTTCCATGGCGTCTACAAATGGGCCGATATCGATGAACTCGACAGCGTGGTGGAAGGCGCCTCCGATCTGGTCAAGGACGCCATCGACAGCGACGGCGGTTACTGGACCGCGTTCGACACCGACCGCGAAAACCTCTGGGTGGATAGCCGCCGCAGGGTGCGCTTGATCGATCACTGGTACAAAAGGGGCAGCATCTGGCGTTGGTGCCTGCACACCGGCAATGTCGAAATCCTGTCCGGCGAAAGCCCGTTCAGGAACGAGCGCGGCATGTCGATCTCGAAATACAACGCGTTCGCCAACATGATCGACATCGACGGCGATCACTACGGCTATGTCCGGCGCTTGCGCGGGCCGCAGGATGCGATGAACCAGCATCGTTCCAAGGCCATCCACATCATGAACACCCGCCAGCTTAAAATCCAAGAGGGCGCGGTGGACGATATCGAAGTGACCCGCAGAGAGGCTGCCCGGCCCGATGGCACGCTGGTCTATCGCGGCGACAAGAACAATCTCGAAGTCATTCAGCCTGAGAGCGAATTTCTACAACAGACCAAATATTACGAAGACGCCAAGGGCGAAATCGACAGCTTTGGCCCCAACCAGCAATTGATCCAGGAATTCGGCCAGAACGTTTCCGGGCGGGCGGCCAACATGCTGCAACAGGCGGGGCTGGCCGAACTCGGGCCGTTCCTGAAAAATTTCCGGATGTGGAAGCTGGAGCGCTACCGGGCGTGCTGGGTGGCCGCGCAAGAGCATTGGACCGCAGAGCGGATGTTGCGCGTCACCGATGACGAAGGCGTGGCGCAATTCATGCAGATCAACGGCGTCGAACTGGACCCGTGGGGCCGTCCGCAACTGGTCAACATGCTCGGCAATATCGACGTTGAAATCAAGATCGATGAGGGCCGCGACACCGAGACCGTGATGAGCGACATCTTCGATCTGTTGATGGGCCTGAGCCAGAACAACGTGCCGGTACCGCCGGCCGTGATCATTCAGGCGTCGGGGCTACCGCTCTCGGAAAAGAAAAAGCTGATTGGCATGCTGTCGCAACCCGATCCGGAAAAGCAGGCGGCGCAGGCGGCGATCATCCAGAAGACGCAGGCCGAAGCCGCCAAATTGCAGGCCGAAGCCGGCAAGGCGCAGACCGCCGGCCTCTTAAATCTGGCGCGGGTACAGACCGAAGGCGCACCCGACGCGCCACCGGAGCCGAAAGGCCCGCTCGATGTCATGCAACAGATGGCCGATATCGAGGAAACGCAGGCCACCGCCATGCACAAGCGGGCGTCCACAAGGCAGATCGAAACCCAGAACCGGGTTTCGCCGCTGCAATTGATGGCCGAACACGCCTCGCGCGATGCCGACCGCTTCACCACCACCGTCAACAAGATCGCGGATCGCTCTTTTGAGGGCGTGCACCGGGATCGGGACCGCGCCTCGCAAGAGCGGCAGGCCCAACTCAAAGCTACGTCCGCGCCACGAAACGGCGCACCACGCTAGTCCGCGAGCGACATCTCGGCACCTTAGCGATTGAGGTTCAATCGCCACGCCGCACAGCGCGATAGCTGCGCCACGTTTGGACACGACACGTCCGGAGACCATGACATGACTGATCTGACGCAGGGGCAAGATGCCCCTAACGATAGTGCGTTGTTCAACGAAGCGACCTCAACATCGACGCTCGAAAAATTCGAAAATCCCGAATTGCCGCCTGAGAAACCGGCTGACAAGCCCGCTGATAAACCGGCTGACAAACCAGCCGATGCGCCAGCGGACAAGCCCGCCGACAAAACGGAGCCGGAAGGCCCGGTGCCCTCGGGGCGGTTTCGGGAGGAAAGCGAAGCCCGCAGAAGGGCAGAGCGGCGGGCCGATGAATTGCAGGCACGGTTGGAGGCGGCCTCGCGGCCACCGCCGAAAGAGCCTGAAAAGCTCGATCTGTTCTCGAACCCGGAAGGGTTTGTGCAACAGGAGTTGAAGCCGTTTCTTGATCAAATTCGCAATGATTTCCAAACCCAGCGCGAAAACATGTCGCTGGATTGGGCGCTGCGAAATCACGGTGAGGAAAAAGTATCGGCGGCGCGCGCAAGCTTGGAGCAAAGCATGGCGCGCAACGATCAAGGCGCATGGGCCGCCTACAATCGCGCGATGGCCAGCCATGATCCCTACGGGGTGATTGTGCGCTGGCATGCAGACGGTGAAACGCTGCGCTCGATTGGTGGCGATCTCAACGCCTACCGCATCCGCATTCTCGAAGAAGCGCTGAAAGACCCGGAATATCAGAAGCGGGTTTTTGACGCTGCGAAAGGTCAAGCGAGCGTGACGAACAACAACGTCGCGCGTCCCGTCAAGCCATCGGTCGCCTCTTCTCCATCGCTCGGAAACATCGGCGCGGGTGGCACTGACAGCGAAGTCATCGAACCCTCCGACGAACAGCTTTTCCGGGCCGCAGTCACAGCCAAGCGGCGCTGATCCGAATAAATTTCGACGCGCCGCTAACCGAAGGGGTTTGCGGCTATGCTTACCACCAACCAAGTCAACAACGAACTGATCAAATTCCGGCGTCAGGTGATCTCTGATTTTTTGCGGCGGTCGCGCTTCGATCCGTTCATGGGCGATAGTTCGACCAGCGTCATCGTCCGCCTTGCCGATCTGGAAAGCGACGGCAAGGAAATCAACGTGCCCTTGGTCAATCAATTGTCCGGCCCCGGCGTCGGCGCCGGCACCCTACGGGGCGCAGAAGAAGCGCTGGACAGCTACGGCTTCCCGATCTGGGCGGATTGGGGCCGCAACGCGGTGGCCAACAACCGCGCGTCCAACAAGGAGAGTTCGTTCAACGTGCGAAGCACCGCGCGCGATCTGTTGAGGGGTTGGGGCCGTCGCATCGTTCGCGACGATCTGACCGACACGCTGTTGTCGATCCCGACCTCGGCCATTCAGGCCGGCCGCTTGGTGGCACCGGGCAACCGTGTCAACGGCGTCAAATGGAGCGCAGCCACCTCGGCGCAAAAGAACGCGTGGACGGCGGCCAATTTCGACCGCGTGTTGTTCGGCTCGGCACTCGGCAATTATTCCACCACATGGGCCACGGCGATGTTGAACGTCGATAGCACCGCCGACAAGATGACGGCGGCGGTAGGTTCTCTTGCCAAGCAACTCGCGAAACAGTCCGGCGTCGATCCGTCCAACCCCGGCCAGTATAATGGACGGCCCAAGATCACGCCGTGGGAAATCGAGGAACTCGACGAGGAGATGTACGTCTGCTTCATCGGCGACCGCGCCTTTGCGCAGTTGCAGGCCGATCCTCCGATGTATCAGGCCAACCGCGATGCGCGCGAGCGCGAGGCGGCGCCGACCAACAACAACCCGATTTTCACGGGCGGCGCGCTCAAGTATGACGGCATCCTCTACAAGAACATTCCGGAAATCACCCAGCGGCTGTTGTTGAAGAATGCCGGTGCCGGTCCGGTCGATTGCGAGCCGTTCTTCATGTGCGGTCAGGCGGCGATGGCCTATGCGATGGGCCAGTTGCCCCGTCCAACCACCTTGGAAGACGGCGACTATGATTTCGTCACCGGCCTCGGCATCGAAACCCAATACGGCACCGCCAAAATTGCCAAGGCGCCGCAAAGCGTGACGGGTGCGACAGCCGGCGATCTGGTCGATTGGGGCATGGTGACGGGTTTCGTCGCGACGCCGCCGAACGCCTAACCCCTTTTGGATGGAGAGAGACAATGCCTTATCGTAAAGCATGGCTACAGCCGCAGGGTGGCGGTCAGGGGTTTTTTGGCACGCAAAAAGTCTATGGCGGCCGAATTCCGATCCTCGCCGCCGACGTGGCCCTGACCGGCAACGTGGTCGGTCTGTTCATGTTGCCAGCGAACTTCTGTGTGGTGGACATGGTTGGCCCTCTCATGCCCGCATTCGGCACCGCCTTGGTTGCAGCGCTCGGCGATGCTGGCTTGAACAACCGCTATGCCGCCACCATCCCCAACATGGCGGCAGGCGGCGCGTTGCCAGCGATGGCGGCGACCGGAACATTTTTCCGCACCACGCAGGACACCGAAATCCAGTTGGCGGTGACCACGCAGTCGTCGGCCCCGGCCGCTGGCACGCTTGAACTCTACTTCCGGGGGTTCATCTACGCGTAATTTTCGGATGTTTCACATGAAACAGTCCTAACCAGTACGACAAGGGAACTGACCCAATGAAACAGGTATCTGTGACCTACAAGGCCCCGCCCGGCGACAGCAAGGTGACCGAAGTGTTCGGCCACACCTTCTTTGACGGCAAGGAAGAAACCATCGACGTCGATGATCGCACCTTGGCCAAGCTACAAGGCAACAAGAATTTCAAATGCGGCGAACCCACCGACGCCGCCGACAAGCCGGCTGATCCGGAAAAGGAAAAAGCCGAAAAGGAACGGATCGAACGGGAGGAAGCCGACAAGAAGGCGGCACAGACCCCGCCCGGTCCGGGCCGGGGCTACGTCCACCCGATTGAACCGGAAGAAGAAGAGGGGGAGGGCAAGCCAGATGAAACCGCGCACGATCCAGCGTCTGAAGGCCAAAGGGAGGCACGGGAAGAACCCAGCCGCACCTTTCTCCAAACCTAAGCTCAAGCATGAGCCGGTGAAGCACTCAAAAAAGAAAGCCAAGAGGGGCCGCTAGGCCCCTTTTCTTTTGGAGCGGACCATGGCGCTGACGCACACTAGCGAAGAAGCGATCAACCGCAGTGCCGCGCTGCTCGGCAAGTATGTCCCCGGCGAAGCGCTCGGAGCGGTGGAGCACGACACCATCAGCCGCTGCATCGATGACGTGCTGGCGGAAATCGCAAAAATTATCGTGATCGACCGCGAACAAATTCCGAATATTTATTTCGAAACGGTGTGCCGGTTGTGCGCGATCTATGCGGCGGCGGATTTTTCCAACCAGCCGCTCGATCTTGCTGCGATCAACAACCACGAAATGCGGCTGCGCTATTTGATCGCGCTGTCGCCGACCTATGAAGTTCTGGCGACGAATTACTTCTAATGGTCGATGTCCCGCTGCCACTCTTGACCGCGCCGGGCCGGCTCCCGCAGGCCGCAGGGGGCCGCCTGATCAACACCTATCCGGAGAAGCTGCCGGCGACCGCTGGCAAGCCGCATGCCTACTGGCGAACGCCGGGACTGCGGCCATGGGGCACCTCGCCGGGCACCAACTATCGCGGCGCGCTGCTCGTCAACAATCTGATGTATTGCGTCATCAACACCGTGGTTTATTCGTTTTCGGTGATCGGTGGCGTCGGCACCGCCTTGAGCGGTAGCGTGCTGGGTACGGCGCCGGTGACGATGGCGCGCAACAACAAGCCATCGCCGGACATCGTCATCGTTGCGCCCGGTGATGGCGCGTTCTGGATCGATCCCACCGCGCCGACCATCGTGGCCTCCTATCCCGATGTCGATGTCGGGCAACCCAACGCGGTGGTGTTCCATCGCGGTTTCTTCATCTTCACCTATGGCGATGGCACCACGCGTTCGTCGGATGTCAATTCGACCAACATCAACACGCTGAATTTCGCCACCGCCGAAAGCAAGCCCGACACGCTCTATCACCCCATTCCGCTCGGCAACGGTCAGTTGCTGTTGTGCGGCTCGAATTCAATCGAAGTATGGGGCGGCACCATCAATGACACCGGCTATCCGTTCTCCTATGTCGCCACCATCGCGCGCGGCATCGTCGGCATTAATGCGATTGCCGGTCATGATGACGGGTTCGGCAAGGGAATTTTTCTGATCGGCGACGATTTCAAGGTTTCGACCCTCGACAGCTACACCCCGGTCCCGATCTCGACGCCGGACCTTGATCTGTTGATTGAGAAAGAGCCGGACAAAACCATCCTGACGCTTTCGGTCTATGTCAGTCAGGGCCATGGCGTCGTCGTGGTGCAGGGACCGCAATGGTGCTGGGAATACGACACCACCTTGCAGACGTGGCATGAGCGCAAGAGCCATCTGCAAAACTACTGGCGCGGCAAGTTTCCGATTTTGGCGTTCGGGCAATGGATTTGCGGCGACAAGGAAAGCGGCAATCTGGCGGTGATCGATGGTCTGAAAAATACCGAATTCGGCACCAACGCCATTCAATTGGTCGGCAGCAACGGCGTGCCGACCGGCGGCACCTTCACGCTGACCTTTGACGGCAAGACCACGGGGACATTGCCTTACAACGCGACGGCGGCACAGGTGCAGACCTCGCTGGAGGCGTTATCCTGCATTGGTGTGGGCAATGTCGCCTGTACCGGCGGCCCGCTCGGCACCGCCATCAACGTCACCTTCAAGGATAGGCTCGCCGCGCGTCCGCTGCCATTGATGACCGTGGCTTACACCCTGACTGGCGGCAGCAACCCAGCCATAGTTGTGGCGGCTGTCACAGCGGGCGTGGCGGGCAACCCGATCCTGATCCAGATCGAAACCGGCCCGATGGGCGCCTTCCCAAATAAAATCCGCATCAACGGCATTGAACTGTATCTGACCAAGGGCGTCGGCCGCGCGATTGGGTTGGACCCGTTGGAAACCGATCCGGATATTTCGATCATGATTTCGCGCGATGGCGGCCAGACATGGAGCAATCCGCGCGTGGTCAAGATCGGCCGCCAATCGATCACCGATGAGCGGGTGCGTTCGGCGATCTGGGGACAGGCGCAAAATCAGGGCGTGCGCTGGCGCCTAAGAGAAAGCGCGCCGCTCTCGTTCGCCTTCATGTGGATCGACATGCAAGTGGACAAGTTAAACTGACCCGGAAAATCGTTCTGCCGGCGCAAACCGTCGATGTGGACACGCCAACCGGCGGCGTCGATCCGATCTGGTACGAACGGTTTCAATTGCTCGCCGCACAGGCCTATTCATCTTCGACCTATCCGAATGTTGCGATGTCGTCCTCCGGGGGCACGCCGCCGACATTCACCGCGCCAGCGCTGACATCGAATTTTTCCAAGATCGGCAAACTGGTGTTCATGAACGTCGGCGGCAATAACGTCGCAGGCGGCACGCCGGGGGCCGGGGCACAGCAATTGTCGATCTCGCTGCCGCTACCGGTCGCGGCCGATAGTCTCGGCGGCGTGGAAGTCGCCGGCACCTTCGCCAATGCCGGGACAGAGGGGATTTGTCTGGTGCGTCTGGCGGCTGGCGCGGTGACCGCGCCCTTGCTGCAACAGGCCGTATCCGGCTCCAAGGTCAACATCGTGGCGCTGACGTGCGGCGACTTCAACAATGTGAGCCGCACGCTCTCCCTGCAATTCTTCTATCCAGTGGATTAATCCCATGGCAGGCTTTTTCGATACGCTGTTCGGCGGCGGTGCCGAAAAGGAAGCGGCAGAGAAAAACCGCGCGCTCACGACAGGCTATGGCAACGAAGCGCAGGGTTATCTTTCGACCGGCTACGGCACCGGCAAGGAAAATCTCGGCAAGGCGCTTGGTGCATGGTCGCCCTTGTCCGATCTCGCCGGGCAATATCGTCAAGGCACCAACACCTATTTGGGCGCGCTTGGCGTCGGCACGCCGGAACAGATCGCGGCTTCGAAAGCCGCCTTCACCAACGCGCCGGGCTATGAACAAGGGATTACGGCGGGCCTTGATGTGCTCAATCGACGGCGCGCGGGCCAAGGCATGGCAGCTAGCGGCAATGCCGATATCGACGCGCTGACGTTCGGACAGAACACGCAAAATCAGCAATACAATAATTGGCTGCAAAATCTGTCGGGCGTCAACCAGCAAGCCTTGGCGGCGACCACCGGCGCCGCACAGGGACAGGCGGCGACCTACGGCTCCCTGTCCGATCTGGCGCAGCAATATGCGCAGAGCCAAACCGGCGTGGCGGGCAACGTGCTTGGCGGTCAAGTCAACGCCAACAATCTACAGGCGGCCGGCGAGGCGGCGGGCGCGAAAAATCTGCTTGGCGCGGGCCTCTCGCTCGGCTCGCTGGCGCTCGGCGGTTTTGGCGGCGGTGCCGGCCTCGGAAGTCTGTTGTGCGGCTTGGGCGGCGGCGGCACCGCAGGTGTGATGAATATCGGCAGCCAGTCTTTCCCGAAGTTCTCCTAAAGAGGGCGTGATGGCCATCGCACCGATCTCCTATCAGCCGCAGCAAGCTTTCAGTGGTGGTGTTGATTTCTCGCCGCTGGAGCGGATTGGCCAAATCATCAAGGAACAGCGCGACACCGATGAAGCGGCGCGGTTGATCGGTCAGAACTTTGGGGGGCAGGCCCCGCCGCAACAGGAAAGTTTTTTGATGGGGCTTGGCCGCAAGCTCGGTCTGGTGCCGGGAGCCGCACCACAAGCCGCACCACAAGCCGCACCATCCCAAGGTCTTCCGTCGGATCAGGCTTCCTACACGCCACCGCCGCCGCCCGGTGCTGCACCGGTCACGTTTCGGCCGGGCATCACGGCACCGGCCGGCGATGAGATGGGGAATTACAAGAAGGCGGTTGCGAGCATCGAAAGCGGTGGCCGCTACGATCTGTTGGGACCAAAGACCAAGAGCGGTGATCAGGCGATTGGCAAATATCAGGTGATGGGTGCCAACGTGCCATCTTGGACCAAGGCCGCCGTGGGCCGCGAGATGACGCCGGAAGAATTCCGCAACAATCCGGAAGCACAGGAAGCGGTGTTCGAGCATCGGTTCGGCAACTACGCGCAAAAATATGGCCCGGAGAACGCCGCGAAAGCATGGTTCGCGGGCGAGCGCGGCATGAAAAATCCGAACGCGCGCGATCAACTTGGCACCTCGGTTGCCAGCTATGCCGAACAATTCAAGCGCAATTTGGCGGGGCCGCAAGCGATTGACCGTGCCGCGCCGCAAACCGAACAGGACCTTAATGCGCCCTCGCCGCTGGATACCGCGCCATGGCCGCATGGGCCGGTGGGAGCGCCTGCGCAATTCGCACAAGCTGCACCGCCGGCTGCACAACCGGCATCGGCCCCGGCCGCCGCTGCGGCGGTGAAGGCCAATCTGGCCTCCGGGGAGCCGGCGCAATCGGTCGGCCTTGATCGCAATCAACTCGCCGAACTCTATCGCAACCCGATCACGCGACCGCTCGCGACCGCATTCCTGCAAAAGCAATTCGATCCCGGCAAGTTTGATTTCAAGGAAGTCGGCGGCAAACTGTACCGCATCAATGATCGTACTGGGGCTCACACCTTGATCGCTTCCGACACCAAACCGGTTGTGGTCGGCGTTGAGCAGCGCTTGATCGAACCGGAGACCGGCCGCGAGATTGCGGGCGCTGGTCCCTCCAAGCCGGTGCAGGTCGATACCGGCACCGCGACCGAATTCCGCGATCCACGCACCGGGAATTTGGTCAAGAGCATCCCCAAGGATGTGGCGGGTGCGGCCGAAGCCAAGGCCACCGGCGAAACCACGGCGGCGGCGAAGACGGCGCTCCCGATGGTCGAAACCAATGCGAAAGAAATTCTTTCCAATCTCGATGCGCTGGCAACGCATCCGGGCAAGGCGGATGCGCTCGGCGCGGCCAGCTATTTGCCGACCGTGCGCGGCTCGCCCGCGCATGGCTTTGAAACCCGGCTGGAACAGGTCAAAGGCCAAGCGTTCCTGTCTGCCTATGATGCGTTGCGCGGCGCTGGTCAGATCACCGAACAGGAAGGCAAGGCCGCGACCGCTGCCTATAACCGCATGACAACGGCGTCGTCGGAAAAGGAATTCAACGCAGCGGCGAAAGAATTCCGCCAGCATGTGATCACGCTGCGCGACAACGCGCGGCAGAAGGCACAGGGCGGCGGCACCGCGCTCGCCAGCGAACCGGCGCGCGGTGCGCCGGAAGTCGGCAAAACCGTCAATGGTTTTCGCTACCTTGGCGGCAATCCCAACGATCCGAAGAGTTGGGCAAAATGAACCCGTGGGAAATGTCATGGGGCGCGACTGAGCAAGCGCCGCAGCAAAATCCGTGGGAAATGTCATGGGGCGATGACCAACCCAAACTGACCGAAGCGAATTTGCAGCGCGAGGGCGAACGGCGGTTGGAAACCGGCGAGGCGGTCAACCAGCCGATGGCGTGGTCGGATGTCGCGTTGCAGGCCAAGCGCAACCTTGGGAGTAGCGCTGTTCAATTCGGCAGCGATATCGCACAGCCGTTTTTGCATCCCATCGACACCGCCACCAATGTGGCCAAGGCGGTTGCCGGCGGCGTGCAGAAGGCCGGACAGGCGGCGGGCTTGCCGGGCATCGATACAACCTATGTGCCGGTGGCCGAAGCGATTGGCGAGCATTTTGCCAACCGCTACGGTGGCGTTGAAGAGTTCAAGCGCTCTTTGGCCAGCGATCCGGTTGGCGTCGCTGGTGATATCTCGGTGCCGCTCACGGGCGGCGGCGGGGCGCTGGCGCGGGCACCAGGTATTGCGGGCCGGGTTGGCGAAATTGCCGCGATGGCAGGCCGCGCGGTTGATCCCTTGAACATTGCCGCCAAGGCCGTGACCGTGCCCGTCAAGGCCGCTGGCACGCTGGCCACGGCAGGAACCGGCGTCACCTCCGGGGTGGGCCGGGAAGCCATTCAGACCGCCGCCAGCGCAGGCCGGGAAGGCGGCGCAGCGGCGGAAGCCTTTCAACGGGCCAAGCGCGGCGAAATCCCGATTGATGAAGTGGTTTCCGATGCACGCGGCGCGCTGGAGCAAATGCGTCAGGATCGCGGTGCGACCTATCGTCAGGACGCGCGGGCGCTGGCGCGCGACAAGACCATCCTGTCATGGAACGATGTCGATATCGCGTTGCAGGATATGGATAAGGTGGCGCGCTACAAGGGACAAAATCTTTCGCCCTCGACGGCCAATGTCCGCAACGAAATTAATGCGGTGGTCGCCGATTGGAAGAATTTGCGCGCCTCCGAGTTCTGGACACCGGAAGGGTTTGACGCGCTGAAAAAGCGCGTCAGCGACATCCGCGACACCACCCAGCCGCACACGCCGGATCGCGTGGTGGCCAACCAAATGTACAAGGCGATTGGCGACACCGTGCGTAAGCAAGCGCCGATCTATGATCGCATGATGGCGGACTATCGTTCGGCCTCCCAACAGATCGGCGAAATCGAAAAGACCTTCTCGCTCGGCGAGAAAGCTTCGCCCGACACCACCATTCGCAAGCTGCAATCGGTGATGCGCAACAACGTCCAAACCAATTATGGACGGCGCGGCCAATTGGCCGATGTGCTGGCGGAGCACGGCGCTCCGCATTTGAGAGAAAAGCTCGCCGGTCAGGCGCTCTCGACATGGGAGCCGCGCGGGCTGGCGCGGGTGGCCGCGCCGATCATCGGCAGCGGCGGCTTAGCGGCCGGTGCGGCGTTGGCCTCGCCATTGGCCGCGCTTGGCGCGGGCGCAGGCTTGGCGGCTTCCTCGCCGCGCGTGGTTGGCAATGCGGCCTATTACGGTGGCGCGCTAACCCGACCGGCGACGGCGTTGCAGCGTTTGGGCGAGCGCATTCCAGCCAAGCGCGCGACGCTGGAGGCCTTGCGACAGACCGGGCGCATCCCGCAAACAGGAATTCAGTAACCCGCCTTTGGCGGGTTTTTTATTGGGGCGAACATGGCAGGCACCATTCCGCTTTCGATGACGCAGCAATTCGATGTCTACGGCAAACCGCTTTCTGGTGGCCAGTTGTACATCATTCAAGCCGGCACGGTTTCGACGCCGCAGGATGCTTTTCAGGACACCGGGCTGACGATCAAGATGCCGTATCCCATGCCATTGGATGCCGCCGGACGCGTGCCGCAATTTTTCGTCGCCGATGGCACGGTCAAAATTCGTCTACAGGATAAAACCGGCGTCGTGCAACTTGCTTCCGATAGCGTGCTGGTGATCGGGCCGTCGGCTGGCGGTGGCGGTGGTGGCTCGACGGTCGATCCCACACAGTTGATCCAGACCGGCAACATGATTTTCCGCCACGGCTTTGGTGCGGTTGCGGGTTATGTGCGGCTCAACAATATGACGATTGGCTCGGCGGCTTCGGGCGCGACCGAACGCGCCAACGCCGATTGCCAAGCGCTGTTTCTCTATCTGTGGGGCATCGATCCGACGCTCGCCGTCAGCGGCGGACGCGGCGCAACCGCCTTGGCGGATTGGACCGCCAACAAGCAATTGTCGTTACCGGACTGGCGCGGCTACGCGCTCGGTGCGCTCGACGACATGGGCAACACGCCATCCGGCCGGTTGACAGCGGCCTTCTTCGGCGGAAATCCGATTGTGCTGGGGGCGGTCGGCGGCGGCCAAAGCGTGGCCCTTGGCGTCTCGGAAATCCCGCCGCTTACGTTCAGCGGCACCACCGGTAACGACAGCCCGGATCATACGCACGGTTACACGCTGGGTTCGCAAAGCGGCAATAATTCGGACGTGACACCGGGCTCGGTGGCCGGCGTGTCAACCAGCGGATCGAACACCGGCGGCGCAAGCGCGCGGCATCAACATCCCTTCTCTGGCGTGACGGCGGGCGGTGGTCAGGCGCATCGCACGCTCGGTCCGCGCAAGCTCTGCACCTTCTACATGAAGCTTTAGCCATGTATCAGATCACATTCCCCCCGCAGAGCAATCGCGCTTCGTGGGTGTTCATCGGACTGGTGACCGATCTCGACGACAACCCGATTGATCTATCAGCATGCTCGCTGGTGTTCGTGATCCGCGACCGCAATGGCAAGGTGCTGGAAGCCTCGACGGACAACGGCAAACTGACCATCGTCGGGCTCGGCACCTTCCGCTGGTTCTTTACCTTGCAGGACATGCAAGGGCTTTGCGCCGCGCAATGCGACACCGGCCTGACCCTGACCAATGACGACGGCACGCAGACCGTTCAATTGAGCGTTGGCCCGCTCAACATTGTTGACGGCGTGGTGCCTTCGACATGACGGATTTTCCCGATCTGAAACTCAAGACACTGGTCAGTTTCCCGGCGGCGGTGTTCGGCGGCACCGGGTTGGCGGTGCGTCAGGAGAACGGCAAATTCTATTTCGATCTGGCCTATGAGGAATTCGCCACGGTCGCGTCACTGCCTGACGCCACAAATTATTACGTGTTGTCCTTCAACACGGTTTCAAAAACCTACGTCCTCGTTCCGGTGGCGTGGCTGCGATCATGACGCTGATCCCCAAGGTCAAACTCAAAACCGTTGTGAGTTTTCCGGCCGCCGTTTTCGGCGGCACTGGCATTGCCGTGCGCCAAGAGAACGGCAATTTTTACTTCGATCTGGATTATTCGGACCTCGCGCCGATCACGGCCATCCCCGACGCGCTGGAGCCGACGACTTATTTTGCAACATGGGAGAGCACCGCCAACTCTTACGCGCGGATGAACATCACGAATTTCAAGGCCGATATCGCGGCGGGCGGGATTTTCCAGCCGGCCGATCCGACCTTGACCGCGCTGGCGGCGCTGGATGGAACGCCGGGCCTTGTGGTGCAGACCGGCGTCGATGCCTTCACCAAGCGCAACCTTGCGGCGGGGGCCTTGCTCGGCGTCACCAATGGCGATGGCGTGGCGGGCAATCCCACGGTCGCGGTGACCGATCCCGAAATTCTCGCATTGGGCGGGCTGGTCTCAGCCGCCGACAAGCTGCCGTATTTCACCGGATCGGGCGCTGCCGCCTTGGCGGACTTCACGGCGTTTGCGCGAACACTGGTCGATGACGCCAATCAGGCGGCGATGCAGACGACCTTGGGCCTGACGCCGGGCAGCAACGTTCAAGCTTTCGATAGCGATCTGGCGGCGCTGGCGGCCAATGTCGCCGTTGGCTCTTGGACCGTGACCGGGGTAGGGACCGGCGCTTGCCGTGTCCTCACAGGACCGGCAGCGG